GCCTTTAATGCAAGTGTTGGCCGAAAAAATTTTCAGAAAGTTGGAATAGGCAAACCTGCCCCAACTTTCTGAAAATTATTTCGAGACAACCGAAGGCTTGCACTTGCAGGGGCCGGGATTGCGCTAACTTTGCAAAGGAAAAATTCAAAGTTCAACAATGCCCGAAAAAATCATTATGACACAATATAACTTTCAATCAGAACCCGCCAAGTAAATGGTTGAAGCGCATTCGCTGAGCCAGACTCAATCCTTAAATCAAGGTAGATGTTGTAGGGGAGACGGCTAAGACCATACATCGAGGCAACGACAAGCAGCTAAACAGAAGCCACCGTAACAGCGATCATGGCACAAACTATGATGTCATTCAGTATGCCTCTGTAATCGAGCCGGAGACAAAAACAAACTGGAAAAATATACATGATGTTCGCACACAAATGATAGTAGGAAAGAAGTTCTACAATGATAGAACGCATCATGGCAAGCAGGCGCAGAAACAAAAAAAGGACGCTACCATCATCGGTAACGCCCCAAAAATATGGCAAAAAGAAAGTGCTGCTATTTAGAATATCCATTGGTGGACACACTGCGATACTGCATAATGGGAAACCGCTCTACTCCGATGCACAGCGTGTCAAACGCGTCAGAGCCGTCGGTACGGCTCTCCAGCTTGTCTTCCTCTGTCTCCGCGAGTTTCTCACCACTCTTGTCTTTCTGGCCGTTCTTCACGCCTGCCGAAGTGATGGAGATGAGCAGGTCAGGATTATTGTCCCGGTTGATGAACACGACGTGACGGGCACGACCGCGGAACATTCGGTTGATAAGGTCATTTTTCAGAATGTGGTTCATCGGCTTACCAATATACTTTGGTTTCACAGACCACCCTTTTTTCCTCAGGCCTGTGATGATCATTCGATAGAAAGCCTCGGAATGAGTGCCATAGCTGTTGCCCACGAAGGTGGCATCGTAGTAGAACACAACCTGATGCCGACGGTGATAGCGATAGTAGTCGTTGAAGTCATCGAGCAGCTCGGGAATCTTCCGCTCATATTTCACGAAGAAGGACTTCAGCACTCTGAGCTTACCATCGCGCCCCACCTGGCCGACCACCATCCAGTTAATGTTCGCGTTGGCATCGAAGGCCACGACGAGCGGCAGCTGAGCATCGAGGTCGCTGTCCAGCCGACAGTCGTTTGCTATCGTACCATTATTCAGGTTCTCGAGGTTCAGCACATCCTCATTAGGCGCTGTGTAAAGGTTCACGTCCTCACGCATGCCACCGTAAAAGCCATCCGTACTTATCTCGATGCGCTTGCACATGATCGATGTGGCGAAGGTCAGCGGCGGAAGGTCTCGCTTGGCACGGCGGATGAACTCCTCGCCAAGCAGCGCGAGGTTCTGAATAGATGTGTATTCCTTATAGAGAAGGCATTTCGACCGCAGAAAACTGAGCTTTGCGTCGATGCGGTCTATCTTCCTCTGCAGCGCCTCGCGCTGAGAAGGCATCGCCTTCTGCTGTCTCTTTGCCCGCCACTTGGCATATACCAGTCCCTCGATGGCTTCCACGAGTTCCTTGTCCATGTCGTCTTTATAGGATAGAAACCACGATCCTTTCTTCGTTACCGGCATATCAGAGGTGATGGTCATGCCGTGGTGCAGCGGAAAGTTGTGGAAGTACTGTTCGTTGCCTCGGTTGGCCTGAAAGGTCTCATCCTTCAGCTGCTCAAAGTTGATGAACTTCGCCTCGTCGATGATGATGTAGTCGAGCGACATCGAGTTGCTGGTGCCGGCACGGTCCTGACTGATGATGTTGCACACCGAGCCGTTGTAGAACGAAATAGTATTCTCCCAGTTGGCCGGTGTGAAGATGGGAGATTTCCAGTGCAGACCTTTCCATGGACGTTTGCCGACGACATAGTGTAGGTCGCGCTTGAATCCCCATCGTTCCAAATGGATGAGCATCGATGGAAGAATGTTGGTCAGGCACCTCTTGACCGACGGCGACACGAAACCGCCCATGGAACCAGGCATACCCTGAAAGCACGTCATCAGACGGCCCGCCTGTATAGCTCCCTTACCCATACCACGCCCTGCGACGATCACCTCGTCGCGTGTGTTCATGGCAAGGGAGTAGAGTTGCGGGTCGTTGAAATATTCCCTATGAATCTGTTCCGTTTCCATCGTGCTCTTCCTTTATCTCCTCGTAGTCAGCATCCTCAATCTTCGTGTCACCATATTTCTTCTCCAACTTCCGTATGCGGTCGCGCAGTCCGGGAACCTTCTGTATGCCGATGACCGTCGGGTCATCGGTCATCTCGAACTGCTGCGGCACAATCTTATCAAACTCCAGCTCCGGCTCATCGTCTTTATCGGTGCGGTTGTTCATGATGCGGTTTTTCTCAATAGAAGCCACTGCGCGCAGATCGCCGCGCTGTCTGGCCATCCTCAGATCCTCTTCGAGGTCTCGGTTGATCTTCCATCGCATGAATTCCTTGGATGCCTGTTGCAGGTTACCCATCAGTATTTGGGTGAGATGCAGGTCGTCGTATGCCTGAGCCCTGCCCACCTTGAACTTCTTCATGTCATAATCCACAATCTCCTTGTCGAACTTCGACGGGAACTGCAGCCAATAAGCGTAGATACCACGCAGCCGTTGCAGCCGTTCCCGGACGGAAACGGCCACATTCTGTTGCTGCAGCTCGTTGTCATCGAGGACAACGAGCTTGGAATACTCATCTATATTTATTGGTAAGCTCATGTCTATATCATTGTCACGGAAGAGAGCTGCCGTTCCATCAGGCTCAGGCACTCGGAGACAGAGAATGGCGACCCTGCGCGTGCCGCATCCCTGATATCCTCACGTATCTCCCTGGCCGTGGTGGCCACGCCATGGAAGAAGGCGATACGAGCGGGATGCCCCATGGTATTGATGTCATCGATGAATTCCGACTCATCAATACCCAAAAGGGCGGAGATCTCCGAGGGGGTCATCAATCTCTTTGCCTCTTCCTCTATCCCTTGAAGCAACTCTTTCGAATAATCCATTGAGGTCTATTGATTTTTTTATGATTCTGTCGAGTCCTGTGTATAGGTCAAGAAATGCCTGTTGCGATGTCGTTACCATGGTACACTCGGCACGGTCGCCATAGGTCTGGTTCTGTGAGGAAATAACAGATACCGTCCATCTGTCGTTTTGCACCAGGACAATCTTTGAATGGTTCTGCGCGAGATAGACGTTCTCGAAGCAGCTGCTCATCAGCTTGGCCAACTGTATGGTCTTCTTCGATGCTTTCAGGTCAGCCACGAGAGAAGCTTTCCCTATAAGGCCTTTTTTCCTTAGATTGAGAAAACCGGAGCAGAAAGCGTCCGACGTTGAGAATGTGCTTACCCAAACGTCGGCTTTTTCTGTCTGCGAGAGTATCCATCCGAGCAGTCCAAGAGTATGCAGTCCTGTTCCAAGGAAATACTGACTGGACTGTGCGGACAAAGGCCGCAGGATGTCATCAACCCTCCTGCCCCTGCTCATCGTTTACATCCTTATCATCGGTGGAATCGGCATTTTCTGAGGGTTCAACCGTTTCTGATGGTTTTTCCTCCGGGAAGACAACACCAGCCTCTGCCAGCTTCGTACGTAATTCGTCGCCGATGACCTCACCCTTATCGAGCAGCAGTTGCACACGATCCTGTGTGTTCTCCAGGCTGCCACGATAGGCCTCGATGGTCTTTTCGTCGGCACCCTCTGCAAGAGATGCTTTCTTCATGTTCAGAAGTTTATCATCCTTCACCATCTTGCTCAGATAGCTGCGTGCATTGGTAACAGCCTTGGCCGATTCAGCCGGATCCTCGCCATTTTCCACGGTTTCATCGTTGTTTTCCACGATGAAATCGTCATATCTGGCAAACTCAGACTTGTATTTATACCAGGTCTCTTTGAGCGTATTGAGAGACTCCGCAAGGTCACATGGCTCAGTTATACCGAGACATGTGTTATAGAGGCTCTTGATTTTCTTCCATCTCTCAGCGTTCTGCGGCCATATAGCCTTGATGTTGTCAGGCAGGCTACCATGATCCGGGCGTTTCCCTCCGTGCATGGGGAGATCCTTTTCACTGTCGTCCTTGCTTTCATTTCCTGCCGGCTCTTCGTTTACGGCAGTCTTTAGCTCGCCGAGCAGCTGCTTGGCATCGTTTTGCACATCCTCGAGCGTCTGGCCACGCTGACGGATAGGAACGAATTTCTTCAACTCATATACGACCGTTGACTCAAAATGCTTGGGATTGGTCATTACCGTTTGAAACAGCTGTCTGTTACGGTTGAGTTGCAAGAGGAGCGTGGCTCCGCCTATGACATCCTCGGAAGTCCGGTCCGTCTTCGCCAGAAATTCATTCAGTCTCTTAGTGATGGTGTTGTCTATTGGCATATTGTCATTTTTTTGATGTTATCGAAAAGGGGGCGGTCTCACGATCACACGTGAGGACCGCCCCGCACCTATATATTATATGAGAAGAAATGTTTTATTGTTATCCTGATTCAATCTTCTCCTTAGCTGTTATGGGTTTGGCTTCTCTGCTGCAGCTACCGCGAGCTTACAAGTCGAGCCGTCGATGTCTCCATCAGCGGTGTGGATCTTACCCGTATAGAACGGAGCCGGATGCAGGTCAGTGGCCGATGCCTCTACAGTTGTCGTATTGGAGTCCGTGGGACTTGCACCAGTGTCTTGTTTCAGCTCCAAGGTTGGCGAGAATTCCTCTGAGCCAATGATACGGCACTTGCCGTTACGCTGAGGTACAATCAGAATTAGCTCGTCGTTGTTGGCCTGGTCAATAAAGCCAGTCGCCTCTTCCTCGGTCCCTGGGATGGCAAGTGTGACCTTGTTCAAAAATGTCTTGCATCCGTCGTTCCCCTGATTATTCACTTCAATTTTGCCGTTATCCTTGACAATACCTATCTTATAGAAGTACTTGTCTGCAGCCAGCGTGAAGTCTCCCGTAGTCTGCACAGCCTCCTTTAGTGTCTTCGGACTGTCAGGAACCGAAGGATATTCAAGAATATCTCGCTTTGACGCGGCGTACACATAATCACGAATGCCAGGCAGCTTTTTCTGTCCCGGACATTTCTCCAAATCCTCATATATCGAGGCGTCTTTCGTGCATTTAGCCATATTGCAATTTTATTTTATCGTTAACTAATGAGATGACCGCCACTCATGGGCGACAGTCGTCATGATTATTCTATGCTCCGGCCTTCTTCTCAGCCACTGCGAAGACCTCAGGTGACACACTCTCGAACTGAGTGCCGAAGAACATGTTTGCGATGAAGTCCATGTCGTAGTGGTTCGACAGCGACTTCTCCACGATGTAGTTCTCGTCTGCTGTCTTCTGGTTATAGAGAAGCAGGATGTTTGTCTTCGGCGTTATCAGCATGAAGTCATCCGGGACACACGGCAGTGGGACGAGCTCCACGTTCTTAGCGCCTTCCAGCGTACGCTTGTCGTAGTTCTGGTTATACGGCAGCGCTCCGTGGCGAGTCTGATAAGCCTCTGTGTAATAGTGATAGGTCATATCACTGATGAACATCTTGAGGTTGGGCTGTTTGCGAAGCTTCGGACTGATTTTCTTACCCCAGTAGAAGCTCTTCAGCGCATCCTCGGCATTAGTCTCTGTGATAGACTCTGTGAGATTGAAGAGGTTTCCAAGCTCCTCGGCAATGTACACCTCCTTGTTCTCGTTGGTACCGGCGATATCGTTATCGATGATGGTCTTGAAGCCGTTGAAGAAGGCTGCTGTCTCATCGAAATTCGTGCCGTCATGCTTTGCAGTGAAGGCATTCATATACAGACGTTCGCCGAGCTTCTTCAATATGTAGGCACAGACCTGTACTACGATAGGCACGTTTTTCAGACCTTCGCCTTTGGTGATATCGCTGCCCAAGATAGTCTGGTAGATTGCATTTGGGTCTATGCCTTCGATGCAGTTGCCGAAGAAGGTCTCGAGCACGCGCCCAGCGAACTTCATATCAGCGTCATGATGCTTGTCTTTCTTATAGTTGCCGATTTCAAACTTACCGCTCATCTCCGTCACCGTCTCACGGTAGCGTATGCCGGTTCGAACTGAACAATTTTTCAGCAAGTCATCCATTGCCAGCATCGGCTGTACAATGAGTTCCTTACGGTATGTCTGATAGGTCTTGGTAAGCTGTTCCGGCGTGAACTTAAAGTTGCCTACCTGTATAGTATTATTCTCTGCTCCCATAATTAAATGTCTTTAATAGATTCTGCGATGTCAAAGGCAGTTACCTGCGGATGCTCATCAGCTGGATTGTCATTCGTTTTGTCCTCTGGCGCTGGATTCTTCTGGAGGTTCTTAATCTGCTCATCCTTTGTGGCGAGATCGTTTTTCACCTTTGCCAGCTCATTGCGCAGCTGGGTCACTTCATCGAGCGGCTCTGTCTTGATGGCTCCTTCGGCCTTCGGTGCCGTTTTCTCTTTCTTATTATCCTCGGCATGTTCGGTAATAAGCTCATTGAGCTTCTTAGCCTGTTCTGCTGTCAGGACAACCTGCCCCTTATCGTCGGTAGGCAGAGAGTCAACGGCAAGCGCGGCGGTGATAGCCGCAAGTGTTAATGTTGGTTTACTCATCTCTATATTGGTTTCCTCGACGTTAGATTTGTGGAGCAGGTTCTTGATCCCCTGCAACGTCTTCTGCAGGAAAGTCGGAGTTGGATTGCCATCATCATCAGCCACGGCTCCCATTGGTTGCTTAGGCTGTGGCAATGGCGGTATGCCTGCCTCCTGGTACATATTGTTGTTGTTCTCGAATGCGTTTTTGAAGTTTGCCGTGAAGGCCTTAGCCTTCATCTCATCCTCCTTGTCCTCTCTGATGGAATCGACGAGTCCGAAGTCAAACGCTTCCTGGGCTGTCAGCCAGTTGCCCTTCTTCATCTGCTTTGCACATTCCTCTTTCGTCTTGTGCGACTTATCCGCGTACATCTGCGCCAGCACATCATCGAAAGTGTTCAGGTCATTGCGCTGCTTCGTTAGATCCTTGATATAATCGTCCAGCTGCTCTTTGTTGGCCTGACTGTATTTCATGATGACCGTCGATGTATTATGGATGAGGAAGAAGCTGTCCTTGACGATGTCGATAGTAGCACAGCCCAGCATGGCAATCGTTGATATGGATGCGTTCATGCCGAAGGCATGCGCATGCACCTTGCCATGGTCCTTGAAGAGCTGGTTCATGATCAGCCCGTCCATGACATATCCACCGAGAGAGCAGAAGGCGACATGCACATCCTTGTTTTTCTTCTGGTCGAGAAGATAACGCACATAACCGGTAGACAGGCAATCCCATCCACCGATTGTTCCGGTTATGATTATGTCGTATTTCATATTCCTCAGTTTATTTCATCGCAAAGGTAATATATATAATGTACAGGCAAAAACACTCGCTAACCCACGATTTGAGCTGGCGGACACAGCGATGACCAGGTTACTGTTATTTCCTTCCACGAGTTATCCGAAGCCTTTTCTGGCAGACTGTCTTGTACGATCATCACCGGGAAAGGCCGTCTTTCCGTCCCCAGGAGCAGATGGCTGCCGTCAGCGAGTCTTAGCCTGTAGGCATAATTCTTATGGTCCTGGATCTCCTGACAGGTGTAGAATTTCAATGTTGAGCTGAAAATTGGCACTTTATCATCCACTTTTTCAGTTGTGGAGAGCGAGGCATGCTCTCTGCATACAACCTCGTCCCATTGAATACCTTCGGGCAATTTTATAGAATTGACCCCCAATCTGAGCAATCCGTTAAGGTTGTTGCATAATGTCCGCTCAACCTTAGTTATGATTCTTACTTTATTCATACATCTTTATATTGTTTCTATTAAACGTTCGCCCCCGAACAAATAAGACCTTATCACGTATAGGAATTCTTGCATTTTTTTAGAAAAAAGTTTGCCGGAGCCGATTATTTCTTCCTCAAGTCCACCCCATGCCTGAGGTAAGAGTCACGCATGCGCTGATAGCGCATTTTCAGCGTATAGTCATAATCGGTGTCGATGCCGTTGCGCTCGCACCAGGCGCGCACGCTTTTCAGCAGGGTGCAGCCGCACCGGGTCATCTCGTTGAGGTCCTTCCACATCTGCATCTTGAATGTGTCGTCGATGATCTCCTCCAAGGCTTCCATGGCGTGCTTCGACATATAGTTGTAGCTGATGACACGCTTGCGCCCGCTGTCGGGTATGGCCACGGCCACCGTCCCGTCCTCCCGCTTTGCCGGTTGCCAGTCCTTGGGGCGCAGCGACACGAAGTGCCGGATGCAGGCGTTTTCCGCGGACCGGGATGGAAACACCACCGGGTTGCCATAGTGATGGACCAGCCATTGGCCAATGAATGGCTTGACTTTGAGATAGAAGTAGAAATTGCTCATGTTAGACTGTTTTACTAGGTTTCTCCTGCAAAAGTAGGAAAAATTAGGCACATTTTCAAATCAACGTTGGATTATTAGTTGCATTGTAAATATTATTCAGCATTATCACCTTCTCTTCCTTCTTCTCCTTGTGTCTCTACTTCTGAGTAATTCTGATTTCGTGAAATAATTTTGTGACAACGTTTCATTTGTGACAGACTTCGCAACACGCTGATTTTCAATATCTTTTTATGTCACAGACCTCTGTTGCAGAATTTTTTGGCCGAAATCAAAAGTGCAACATGGGCATTGCTGACCCTATAAAAAAGGCCTTGTCACAAACCCGATTATTTTTGTGACAGTTTGCAACGCAACTTTGTGACAACTTTGTGACACCGCAAACCCCGATAAACACTGACTTTTTCACCTTTTCAAACTCTCTGTTACAAAAGTCACAAAATTTTGGAACAAAATAAGAAAAGGGTCGGGGAAACGAGAAACCGCCAAAAGAGATGTTGGACTCCAAATGTTAAGATGTTTTACTTTCTATCTGCTGTGTTTGTGCAACGCAAAAAGGCGGGGCTGTCGGTGAACCGGCAACTCCGCCCTACGGATAAGATTATATGTAAAGGAAGTGTGACGTGCTAAAACGGGCAGTCGTCCGCGGATGTGTCATCCGCCTGTTTGAAAAGCTCCTGCTGCTTGGGCTGTGGCTTGGGATCTTCCGTCAGCTCCTCAATCTCCGAGGGCTTACTCTTCACGTATATCATGTCTTTTATCTTGCTCAGCCCATCGGGACCTGTTACACGCGACTGGATGCGGCCGGAGGCGTTCTGCATGTCCTTCGGATTCAGACAGTCAATCCATGGCCGGGTGGCGCAGAAGGCTTTCAACTTCTTATTGAAGCTCTGCATCGTGATGCGGTTCACGTTCGCGAATCGCATATAGTCGTTGAGCACATTGTCGCGCTCGAGAAGCTTGTCGAGGTTGTCGCCCTCGGGCGAGAAGTAACCGTCTGCCCAGTCCTCGAAGTTTGCGCCCATGTCGGCCTTGTACTTGCGCTGGATGATGTTCTCCATCGGCGGCTGGGGTTTATAGCCGCTGTCAGCAAGACTGAGGTAGAAGCGGGTGCACTGCAGCCAGAAGTTGATATCGTTGTTCCATTCCTCCTCGGTGTAGTCATTTTCGTAGAGAGTCTTGTGGAAGTCGTCGCGGATGGAACGTGTCTCTAGGTAGTCGTTTTCCTCGGTTTTCTCGTGATACCAGTCGGAGAAAACCATGTACAGGGCGCGTGCCTGACTCGATGGGTCGAAGTTGGTGGGAACGTAGTTGGTGGTGAAGGCGAACTTCGGACTCTCGTCGAAGGGAATGGTGAAGACGTGGTTGTTCTTAGGGTTCACGGTGAGATCCGAGGTTATGCTGTCGTAGAACTGGCCGAGATCCATATAGCGGTCGCAGTCGTCGACGAGCACCATGTCGGTGAACTGTGTCACCTGCTCCAGTACGTGCGGGTCATCCATGAGGTTGCGCTTGCGGCCGGAGAGCGACACCGTCTTGCGCATCTTCTGGATGGTCTTGAAGAAGAAGCTCTTTCCCGAGCGGCCGTTGCACTGGCCGTCCTCGCCAATCTTGTTGTCCATGGCCTGCGGTGCCCAGGCACGCGTCACGCTCTTATAGCGGTGGAGCATGTAGCCCATGACGAATATCTTGTTGATAAGGTTCTGCTTCTGCTCGCTGATCTCCTCCGGGGTCAGCCCCTCGCCCTGAATATCGAATGGATGCTCAGCCAAATAAGCTTTGGCTTCCTCCGGCCGGTCCTCGAAGTTATATTCTGTCTCCTTGCGCCAGAACAGGCGGCTGGTGTTGATCAGATAGCCGAAGAAATGGCTCTTCACATTATGGATGTCGATGTCGAGATGCTCGTGGCCGTCCTCGTCGGTGACCTTCTTGATATCGAACATCGGCTCGAGTTTCTTGAAACGGTGGCTGATGACATTTTCCTTCCACACATAGTTGTTGATGCCGCCTTGTCCGTGCTCATACGCTCTAATGCCGTCGTCGCCCGGCGAGGGCTTGTGTACATCGACGGTTGCGTTGTCGAAGAAGAAGAGCTGGCTCTGCGACGTGAAGTCGGTAAAGTCAAGTGTGACCTCGCCGAGACTCTCCAAAGCAGCCCCAGACAGACGGGGCGAGTTGAGTACCAGGTTGAGAATGTCGCGGCCTTTATGGTGGTCTATGACCCACTTGATGACAAACTGCCTGATCTCGCCTACCTTGATTTTCTTCACTACGTTACCGTCGATATAGATATATTCCGGGTTGTCGCTGTTGTCATCTTTCAGGGCGTGAAAACCGTTCAAGGCAAGGAAATTGTAGAGGCAGGCCGTGTCGATCTCATATTTTCGCTTACCGTCCTTGGTCAGCCATTCCACCCAGAACCGTGCCGGCAGGGCATTGGCCATGAGGTTTTTGAAGTCTTTCTTCTCAGAGCGCAGCGCCATCCAGTCGCGCAGGTCCTTGCGGCTGTGTCCGCGGTTGTCCTTGTATTCAGACAGCCATCCGGGGAGCCAGACGGTATGTATGTCGATGTAGGTTAGTGCCAGCTCTGTTCCCTTGCGGCGGCCGGTCTCGTCGATGTCGGGGATGTTATACAGTACCTCGACATATTTCATGATTTCGCGGTATTCTTCGGCTGAGAGCCGATAGGTCTCGGAGTTGAACCAAAGAGGATGATAGCCCATCGACTGACAGCAGAGCGAGTCACGCTCACCGGAACAGATGAATGCCTCCGGCAGTTTCTTCTCCTTATAGGGCTTGTCATCGTCGTGGGTGCGCTGCCATTCCTTTTCCTCCTCGGAGTTCATCTTGTGGTAGGCAGCCTTCAGTTCAGACAGGCCGTTGATGTAGCGTTGGGGTTTCTTACCCGCAGGAGTGTATGAGAAGCGAAAACCTTTCTCAACGTTCAGCGGCTCATACACCTTATAAAACTTATCCTCGGTTTCTTCGCCGCTGGCCTCGTGTATCAGGCACTCGCGCATGAAGATGGGATAGTGGGGCGTTGAGTATTTTACCGTAACGCGCCGGTTCTTGACGTTGGCAATCCATTTCACCGAGTGCCAGTGCAGCGCATCGACATCGGCTTGCTTCACCTTTGGGCCAAGGACCTGAAGCTCGTCAGCCGTGAATTTCTCATTCAACTCAAAGGGACGGCTGCCGTCCGGCTCGTCCTGCCTGGCATCACGCTGGCGGATGTCAGGCTTGTTGACGGTTCGGTTAAGTTCGTCCTTCACACCGTATTTGGCGGCAAGCTGCAGCAGCGCCTCGTTGAACTGGCTCTGCCGCATGCCCTTGTAGTGCATATAAACACTGATGCCGTTCTCGCCCTTGCCGTCCCCGCCAAAGTCTGTCACTTGCCAGATCTTGCCGTAGCTCTTCGAGTCGTACTCACGTAGCGAGGCCGACGGCGTGCGCTCATCACGGATGGCAAAGTGCTTCTTCGTGTTCACGCATCCCTTGGCCTGCGGATAGCAGTCAAGGATAATGTCGAGCCCTCCGTGGGTGGCATTCAGTATGTCTTCAGCTTTTATCATAATCTTATCGTTTAACGCTGCAAATATAATCAGCAGTAGTTGGGATGGCAAATACCTATGCTTGCCGGTTGCCTCCCAGACTGTTTCTCTGGCTCTTAAACAATTTGACGGCTTTTATTACTGCCTCCGCAAAAGGTTCCCGACGCAGCATAAGCGTAGCAATCATCCTCGCGACCTCATTCCAGCTGCCGCCGGCAGACGCATGATATTTGTCGTCCTTGTTGTCAACGACAATCAACCAGTTGCGCTTATCAGCCTTCCATTCTTCCGTTGTATCAGTAATTCTGTTGACTACTTCTTCCCAGTTTGTTATCATACTCTTATTACACTCACTCATGATGTTTGGCTTTAATTCCGGATCCGATTATTCCTAAATAAGGTCTATTAGTATAGAGAGCTTTCTTCATTCTGAACGCTGTAAACGCTTTCGACTTTTTCATGCAGCTCTTCTCATGCTTGGAAAGTTTGATATAGAATACGCATCCGAATCTGCGGGCGTATGCTTTTTTGATTTTCCGATATGACATGTTACTCACCTCCTTTAGCTGTCAGATCGAGACATGGATATCTGTTCATTTCGAAACCATTCAGAAAGATGCTCGCTTTCTTTCCAAAATGTACATTGAAAGAATCACCCTTCTCATATTTCAGTTGTGGCAGAAGCCAGGCATGTCCAACTTCGTCAAACACTATGAGATTACCTATACCGCAATCTTCATCATAGCTTTCCGGATCTCCACAGATGAAGAAGTGCACCTGTCTGCCTTTCTTCATCTTAACTTCCAACTTCTCCAGATTGAGTTTATCAATCTGCTCTTCCATTTCTTTGATTGTCATTTCTTCTTTGATTTATAGGTTTCTATTGTTAATTCAAACTCGTCACATGCGATTTCGTAAGGAGTCCTTCTGATACTGGGCAGATGTCTGGGAGCAATAATCAATTCTTCACCATCATCTGCCTTCAGAAGCATTTTGTTTCCTTTCTTATTTATCTTGATTTCCATATTTGCAAAGGGGCTTATTGGCGTATTGAACATATTTTTTAATCTCCTCGCACCACCTGCCATTTATACAGTTGCGCCCATGAGGGCAGCTGCGGCATTCATCGTTCATAGCATGTAGCCTCCCAACCGCATTACTCTTATGATTTCCCGGCAGTTTTTCACGCCGAGTTTGTCTCGCACACGCAGCAACTGTGTCTTCACTGTGTTGCGGTTCTTATGCAGCTGTTCAGATATTTTGTCAAGCGTGCAGCCGTTTAAGTAGAGCTTTACCACTTCCTGCTCTCCTTTGGAGAGATGGACCAGACTCTTTGGTTTGCAGATGACATGTTCGTCCTTACAGATGCCACGCAACGGACAGCGCACTTCCTCAAAGTTGAGGATGTCGTGCTCGATGTCATTGGTGAGCAGGTCGTGCTCGCCAAAGTTGCAGCGAACAAAGCGTTCAACCATCTGTGTAGCATGCTCCTTATATAGCGTGGCCAGCCTTGCATAGCATTCTGGGAACCTGTTACGGATGATGGTTATCAGCGGTTCAACAACCTCTGAAAACTTGGTGAGCCGCTTCGGATCATGACCATCTTTCTTGTAATAGACCTGTCCTTCAGGACTGGTGTAGAACTCTACTTCTTCCATAAGCTTTCGTCATTAACCGCAAGGTTGAAGAGGACGATATCAGCCTTTGACATCTCCAGCCTCCCTGCGAACTTGTTAATAATCGTGGTATATGCCATTCCATACTTATCCATGAGATAATGGAGTAGCTTACCTTTGTCCCTTTTCTTCATTGCATGGTAGTAATCCCGCAGGTCGACAGCCGACAAATCTTCAGTAATTTTCTTGTCCATTTCGTTTTTATTTATTAAATTTGTTGCAAAGATAAAAACAAAATTGGAAACTTCCAACGTTAGAATGAATTATTTTCTTACGTTGGCTATAATTTAACATTTGGTATGGCATTGGAACGCATCAACCCAAATCTTGAGTACATCCAGGATGTGCTTAAAGAACGCAACTTGACACCCCGCCAGCTGTCAAAGCTAATTTTCGGTGAAGGTACTCACAGAGACATAGTTAAAGAGATCACCACCAAGCCGGATGTTAGAGCCAGCACGGTGGTAAAACTTTGCCGTGCGCTCGAAATATCTATGGACAGTCTGTATCAAAACTCGGACACAGATAAAAAGGAAATTCAGACCATCAACGGAATTGGAATTGTGAATAACTCACCTAACGCAAAAGTCGATTTAGTTGATTTGCGTGCTGAAAATAAGGCTCTTAAGATGGTGATTGAGGAAAAGGACAAACGGCTTGCAGAACAGCAGAAGTACATCGACCAGCTTGGAAAACGGCTTGACCTGGTACTCCAACTCGGACATAATTCGGACACGGGAATGTAACAGCCTTTAACGGCTGTCTCAATCGATGAAGTCAACATAATTTCATACAACAGTTAGAATCTGTGTATTATCCTGCCTCCGCAACTATAACGTCCGAAGTCGTTGATAATCAGCACTTCGGACGTTTTCCGGTTTTCAATCCGGACACTTTTCAGACAACACTTTTCAGTGGCATTGGTTGCGGAGAGCGAACAATGTAAAAAAAATGTCTCACTTAGACCAAGAGCTTATTTCATCAAAATGTATTGTTCAGTTTACCCTTCCGAGGCTTCACAAGGGTAAACAGTGGTATGTTGACTTCTTCGCCTACGACCCGGCAAGGGACGGAATGAGGCGGAAGAAATACATGCTCGACCGCTACAAAAATGAGAAAGATCGTGAGAATCTCGCTTCCATCCTCATCCATAATCTTTTTGAGAAGCTGAAGATAGGCTGGAACCCATTCGTAAACGCAAGGAAGACGCGGCAGTTTACGGAGTTCCGCACTGTGCTCCAGCGATACAACGACTATACGGTTATTGCGGAGAAGAAGGGCATTCTCAAGCCCAAGACGGCCGTAGACTACCGAAGTCGACTCAACCAGCTGGAAATCTACTTACATGAGGCTGAGACAGAGATCAAGTATATCTATCAGTTTGACAGGGCTTTCATTGTTGACTTCCTCGACTATCTCATCCTTGACAAGGACGTTTCGGCCAAGACCAGGAATAACTACCGCACATGGCTTTCTACCTTTTCCACATGGCTCACCGAGCGGCTCTATATCGACAAGAACCCGGTGGATGACATCCACATTTTGAAAGAGGAAGAGAAGTTCCGCGACCCGCTTTCTGCCTCAGATCTTGTACGCCTCAGGGATTATACGATGAAATACAATCCTCCCTTCTACCTTGCCTGCATGATGGAGTATTACTGCTTCATCCGGCCGGATGAGCTGCGGTCGGTGAAGATCGGCGATATATCCATTACTGACCAGACGGTGTTTGTTCATCCGGAGTTTGCCAAGAACCGCAAGGGCCAGGTGGTTGCTCTCAACGACAAAGTGTTAAAAATCATGATAGCGCAAAAAGTATTCGACCATCCTTCAAATGAGTTCTTATTCGGACACAAACTCGTTCCCGGTCCCGAAAAAATTTATGTGAATCAGTTCCGTGTAGAGTGGCAGAAGGTGAGGAAGGCTCTGGATTTTCCCAAGAGCTACCAGTTCTACAGTCTGAAAGACTCCGGCATCAGAGACCTGGCCAATGCCGAGGGTATTGTCGTAGCCAGAGACCAGGCGAGACACTCCGACGTTAGCGTGACGAATAAATACCTGAAGACTCCGAGATGCGTCCATGAGGAGACCAAGCACTTTAAAGGGGAGCTATGATCACTCACCGCTCCCCTTTTATTATAAAAGATAAAATCCAAAAATCTCATAGAAGTAGCCGGTCTTCTCATTTTCGATGCCGTCTTCGGTCACGTTCATCTCTATTTTCTCACAGATGTAGCGTTTGTTGCGGAAGATGAATATCTTCGACGGATCGGGAATATCGTTGGTAACAAATTTAATGGTAACAAGATTATTCTTATCCACTTGCACATTGCCGAACCTACCTACAGAATTTGTGCGGATGCCACCGTTTCCGAAGCTTGCCCCTGAAACTTTCCTTCCCGGCAATGTCTCCAGAGACATTGAACCGTTCTCTGATGCAATTAGAATGGCCGGGTACATTCTATAATCGGTATAGAGCACCGGCACACGATAGTTAGTGTCCTCGCCATCGAGCCGTTTGTCATAGGCCACGGCAGCATGTGCTTTCAGATTCAGTACATTCTCTGCTTGGAAAGCTACCCTTATCTTACCTTCATCCGCGGTAGATGATGATGACGTATCACTGGAACTGCCCTGCATGGCATCCTGAACGGAATAATAATACTCGCCGTCATCATCAACTTCCATATCCTCCAGACTCTGTTCCTTTTCGTTGGTAACGGAAGGCACGACGATAAAAGGATTTCCAATGGCATCACCTATTTGCTGAACCCACTTCTCATCCTTGTTTTGCACTCTTCTCTGGTAAATGGCAGCCGGACATATATTCAGCTCTTGGAAAGTGTCGCTTTTCATATCCCGGATGATGGGATTGAAGAGACCGCAGAGTGTGCGCTGTTCTGTCGTTTCTTCCGTTTCCGGATTGCCGTCTTTGGGTAGGTCAGCCCAAATAAAATATTCATGGCCACATTTGAAGATTGTAGTCTTGCGTTCCTTTGTGGTCATCTTCTCGGCAGCGGCAGTCAAAGCGGTCATGGAAGGAAATGACTTTGTTACATAGTTTTTCTGCACGCTCTGACTTATATATTCCCGCCAGTCACGATTGGCGGCATCGTCGAAGGAATATTCTATATTTGACGTAACGAGGTTGTCTAGCCCGTCCTCGTCATATTCCACGGAGAAGTCATCCTCGCAGTCGTAGGTCAGCGTGTCGTTGGTAAGCAGCTCGTTGGTTGCGATGATGCTTACTGTTTTGCCGATTTCATCGAAGACGAAAGAGGCGTTGAAAAACTTGCGCAGTTCGTCGATGAACTTATACACTGTCCAATGGGGAAGTGCGTTCTTAATCTTTCCCGACTTACATGCGGAGACGATAACGAGACGGTTCCACGGCGACTGGTCGAGGTCGTTGCGTTTAATCTTATAACCCTCGTATTCCATTACTTTCTTCAATACATACACCAGGTAAGGACTCACCGAGCAGTTGGTCATGTAAGCATACGTCCCTGAAGGGAAGTTCACGCCATTGATCTTAATCTTTCTGAATTTCGAGAGATAGACTCTGTTGGCCAGTATCTCGTTTGTCTCATCGTTGATAGGACTGATGACTGCCACGCCTTTCTGACCCACAAAGTTGCCGGTGGTGAGGTCTATGAAGAGCATCCACTGGAACTGGTCCATGTTGGGATATTCTGTCCCGGCTTTATCATATACAGGCTTGTTAATGCCCGTATCGAGGACGACAGACGGATAGTCGATTTCGTCGATGAAGTGCTTCTCGAATTTCGAGTTGTACTTGATTCGGCTCTTGCCTCCTACTATCTGTAGCTTCACCACATCGTTAGTAATCGACGTAACCGTACCCTTGCCGCTGATGATAAGGCGGTTGTCGGCATACAGCTTGCAGTCGTCGAAATCATCCACCGTCTTCTTCACGTCGAGGCGCTGCACATTTTTGAAGAGCTCGCGGTTGCGGGCGATATCCATAGGAAATGAGATATCATAGGTATAAGAACCGGAGTCCTTGACGAACTGGTTCTCATACGTGACCTTTATTTTGTCGGAAGACGACGGATATGCCGTCTTACCGTTGAGCGAACATACTATCATAGTCTACTTGTTCTTTTGAATCTGGTTCCAGTGTTTCTCCTGCTTCTTGAAGTTCTCCATCGACACGTTGGCCGTGATGCCACCGTCGATGAGCGACCCGAGCTTCTCCAGGGTATCGCGGGCCTGCTGCAACGTATCGGCAAGTTCGCTGTTGTCTGTCTGTACGTTGACTGTAGGCGCAGAGACTACCGTGGCACTGCCTACGCCCATGGCACGGCTCACATCCGTTGCGGTGAGTCTGCCGACAGTGTTGTTGCGTTGTGCCACGTCGATAAGGCGGAGGGCAGGCAGCAGCTGCGGGTTGTTCACGGCATTGTGGTTGGCCACAAACTCACCCTCGTGCACCACTCCAGCCTCGCGCCGGTAACGGTTGCCGCCCGTGAAGCCCCCCTCGTAGTAGCCGGCAGACTCTGCCTGGTGCTGTTTCTTGATGGTGGCCACTTGCATAGCTCCGTAGGCCAGAGCAGCAGCAGCTGCGATAGGCGCAAGGATATGGCCCACCATGGGGATGGCAGCCGCCGACTTATAGGCGCTGATGGCTGCCTCGGCGGTCTGCACGGTGGCCTGAGCGATCTCCATACGCATGGCTTTTTTGTTGGCCTTGTTTTTCTCGGCAGCTATCTTCTTGTCTCGCTCTTTCTCCAGCTTCTGCACTTTGGCTGAGTTATTCCCCGCCTTGCTGATTCGCTGGTCATATTCTTTCGAAATCATGGCCACCTTATAGTCGCAGTTGGCTTGTGTATAGGCCACATCGGCCTGTCCGAAGGTCTGAATGGTATCCCACGCCGCCTTGGCCATGTCTGGAAGATTGTCCCAGAGATTTTTCCAAAGCTGTTTCTTCGCGTCAGCCCATTCCTGGTCGTTTATGAGGTCCTTATCTTTTGCCTCCTTAAGCTTGGCATAAGCTCCCAGATAGGTACCGATGGTTCCTGCTGCGCCTATTATGCCCTGTGCTCCTGTGAATCCATTGGATGAAGCCACGGGATTTTCTGACAATCCAGCCTTATCGAAGCCACGGGCAGCAGCGTCGCTCATCTGATTGTCGTCCTGCGCCTGCTTGGAGCGGTCCTCGTTTCGCTTGCGGGCATATTCGGTTTCAGTATCGGACATCCACTGCTCATACTCGGCCTTGAGAGCCTCCAACTCGACTTCCAGCCGCTTGTGCTCAGCCGAATCCTTATCGAGGCTCTTCATCTTTTGCTCATAGACTGAAACGATGTAGTCGAGACCGGCCTTGATGGTGGCTTTCTGCTCTGCCTCCTGCTCATCAAGCGACTGCTTGCGGAACTGGCCCTTGAAACGGTTGTAGGATTCCAACCACTTTTGTTGTCGCTTCTGTCGGTGCTCTTCGTCCTTGGCATCACGTTCGGCCAGAATGCGCTCATACTCTTTTGTGCCTTCTTTGTATAAGGTCAGCCGCTGGTCGTAGTAGTGCATCTCATTCTTAAAGAGGGCCTCGTCGAGCTGTTCCTGGTTTTGGAAGGCTTCCGCCGTGGGATCGTAAAAGGCAGCCTTGAGCTTGGCGGCTACAGTCTGGCGTTCCTGCTCATAGCCTTCTTCTGTGTCCTTGCGTATCTCGCCCATGGTCTCAGCAAGGATCTTGGCTTCTTCATCGCATACCTTGTTATATTCATCGCTGTCTTTCTTATAGAGTGCCTTGAGCTTCTCGTAGTAGGACGTCTGAAGCGATTCCTTGTCGGCAAGATAGGTCTTGTAGGTGATGTTGCCCTGCTGATAACTTTGCTCCTCCAACGCAAGCTCATGGTCGAGCTGGTTTTTGAGCTTGGTTGCCGGATCTTCCGTGTGGGTGGTTGTGTGAGCAGTGCCGGTTCTTGTATTTCTGCCGGTGCCACCGCCACTTCTATAGCTTCCACCGCCACCACCCGACGCATCACTAAGACCGACTCCGAAGTCATTGTCTTTCAAAGCAGCCAACTGGGCTTGAGTCGATACGTTCTTGCGCATATACTCGTGAAGCCATTTATTCTCATCCTGCAGTGCCTTATTAATATTCTGATGAACTTTCAGCCGCGCTCGATCGTACTCGAGTTGCGATTTACTTGCTTTGAGTTGTTCGTTGGCGTCTTTCAGATATGGGTTGCCAACACTTGCCGGGGTAAATGCAGCAGCTCCTGAGCCTACACCGTCAATGGCAGCCTGTCGCATAGATTGTTGTTGCTCTTTGATAAGGCGCTGCCGCTTGTTCACTCCATTTCTCCAAGCTTCTATGGCGCGCGCCTCGTCTATCTGCTTGGCGGCGTTTTCCTCCAATTTCTTGTTGATGGCGCGGGCCAATGCCACTTGGTCTAACATGGCGATGTAGTCCTTGATGGCCTTAGTGTTGCTCCGATACTTTGCGCCTTCAGTGTTGAGCGTTGCGAAATACCCGGGAACGATATTCTGCAGCTGCTTGGCAGCATCCATGCGGTCTTTCATCTTCTTGGTGTTGTCCTCTACGATCTTCGTGAGCTGCTGCACCTTCTCTTTCTGTGTCACGGCACTCTTAGCCGCATCTTTCTGTATACCTGACAGGTCACGGGCTTTCATTGAGGCAAGCACCGAGGCCGAGGATTGTTTCTTTAAGGCTTCCGTGCTTTCCTTCGAGGCCTTCACGAGACCGTAGATGGCCACGCCTACCACTGAGATTACCGTAGCAAGGGCTGTCCAGGGGTTGGTCATATTGGCAATCTTGGCGGCTCGCATCACGGCCACATAGCCTTTCACTCCATTAGTAATGCGGGCATATAAGGCCTGAAAGGGAATGAGTGCCGAACGGAGTAGTAGCAACGAGGCTGTCTTCGCCTTTGTCAAGGTGAGTTCTATCTTATCGATGGCAACTTTGACCCGCTGCCAGACAATATTGATTTTCAACTCTGCCGTCAGCAGCTTGTCGGCTATCCGTGCTCCGCCAATGGCTACGGCTACCACCCCTATCACCTTGGCCAGAGAGAACAGGGTGTCTCTGTTCTTGAGAATCCAAGTAATGGTCTCTATCATTCCAAGCTTTGCCTTGCCAAAGATGCCGGCCATCTCAGCGCGTATGGGGCTGAGCTGCTTGCCAAGTTCCATCTGGGCGTTCACCATCCTGGCATTGGCCTTGGCGGCGCGGTCGGCTGCGGTCTCAGCATACCCGCCCGTCTTTTCCATCCGCTCTTGGATGATGCTGATGACACCCTGCACAAAGTCGCCTGTCTCGGCTGTCTTCTCCTTAATCTTTTGTGCGGAGAGACCGAGGTTGTCGAGAATCTTGGGACTTTGGCGGGTCATACCGTCCACGAGGCTGTTCACCATGTAGTCGAGACTCTCGCCGGTGTCCTTGGCTTGTTGCTGGGCAAAGGCAAGGAGCTTGCCAAGTTGTTCCACAGGCAGGTCAAAGTTGGCGAACTTCACTGCCTGTTGCATCAGTTGCATGTCGTTGATGGTGCCGTGGGTCTCTTTGCGCAGATTGGCAAGCAACCCGGGCCTGTCTATGCGCTTGAAAGCAATCTCTATACCCTCAGCCTGCTTAGCCACATCCATTGACTCTTGGGCCAAACTGGTTACCTTGGATATAACGCCGGAGACACCTTGCTCGAGACCGAAGAAATTGGTGATGGCTAAACCGATCTCGTTAATCTTATGAAGCCAGTTCCATTTATCAGATTTGTTGACAGCCTCATTAGCTTGATGTATATTCTGTAGTTCTTTTTTCGCTTTTACAAGTTGCTCTGTGAGAAATCTCCATTCCTGAGAGTTCCTTGCCACATTTCCGCTGGCCATCTCTTTGTTGATGGCACTGATAGTTCGCTTGATCTCCTTTATAGAGGATGATCCAAGGTTATTCAATACGTGCTCTACGCTCTGCGCAGTGGTGCGCATAGAGTTCAACTCTTTGGTCGATTGGTTAAGTTCCTTCTTCAGCGAATTGAATTTGCTCCAGTCTCCTGCATCTGCAGCCTTGGACATATCAGCGCGTATCGTGGATATGCTCTTTTCCAACTCTCTGATTTTATTCTTTGCCTGATCATCGTTGAGAAATATCTTGGTCGTGAAAGTCTGGATTCTGTCTGCCATAAAAAATGCTATCTTTTGAATTATATCACAAAGATAGCATCTTATATTTTTTATAAAAAATACCTTTCCTATCCGTTTTCTATCTAACTGTACGATAGCTTTTTGTTCCCATGATTCGCTCTATTCTAACACGGTTGGAAGATTTAAGTTTCTTTTCTTCTTTCTTCCGTTCATACTCTTCCTTCATAGCCTTCATCTGTGCTTCATTGGGACGATAGTCGCTGAAAATATAGTCCACGATGATAATCACCGGGCAAAGCAGGAAGAACCCGGCCACGCAGAGAAAGTAAATCATCAAAGCATCCATAAGGCCTATATTTTTTTTATTTCTACGGCAAATATAACAAGATTTTTTGGATTATACAAATTTTCATTGCAGTATCTGCAATAAAAACTGCAATTAATTCTTACTACGCATTTTCTCCAGCTCCTCCGCCTCTCTGGCCTTGGCATCAAGCTCGGTGAGGGCGCGCCAGCATTCGAGGCTGAGTACGGTGCTCTCCTTGGTAACGTCGCCGCCTGTCAGGGCGCGCAGTTGGATGTTGT